CATAGTATGATAACGATATGTCATTGTAATATTTAATTTCATAACTTCTGAACCAGCTGTATAATCCATTTGTATTGGTTCTATTCTTTTTGGAAATGCTTCATGTAAAGTTACTACAAGTAATTCCTTATTATTTGTTTTAGCATTACTTATATAGTTTGTATTTATATTTGGATCTTTAGATAATGTTGTAATTTTGACTGATGCAGTATAATTATCATAATATTCAACTCTATTAGATATTGGATTAATGATTGTATTCATCCATCTATTAAAAAACCTAAGTTCATTCATATTTTCAGTACAGTAAAAAGATAATGTTATATCATCATATAATTTTTGTTTTCCTCTGGATTTATAGTCTAATGCTTTTTCTGTTGTCGTTAATGTTATGCCAGGAATTTGTGCAGAACTACACAAAAAATTAACATTTTCAGTATTATGAAATAGCTCAGCATCTTTAGTTCCAAGTATTTCTACTTTGAACAGATTTGATCTTGAGAATTTTCCATTTGTTCTCTGTAAAAATTCTTGAACATTTCTTACCATTATTCTTACTCCTGTTATAAATACTTAGAATCTTGTTATATTTATAATACATATATGAAAAAATATCCTAGAGTTGGTAAATATAAGGTTAAAAACAAGGAGAAATATGTAGCTAATCTCCAAGAATGTGAGTTTCGCTCTAGTTGGGAATTGAGATACATGAAGTACTTAGATAATAACCCCAAAGTTCTTGAATGGGGTTCTGAGAATATAGTTATTCCATACTATAATCCAGTTGAAAAGAAAACTAGACGTTATTTTGTTGATTTTTATGTTAAAGTATTATCAAAAGATGGTACTATGAAAAAATATATTATTGAGATAAAACCAAAAAGTCAATGTGTTCCTCCTAAAAAACCAAAAAGAAAGTCTACTAAGTATAGGAATGAATTAAAAGCATATGTAAGAAATCAGTCAAAATGGAGAGCAGCTAAAAAATGGGCAGAAAAACGTGATTGGGAATTTATTGTTCTTACGGAAAAAGAATTAGGAATAAAATAATAAAACCTATTATAAATATAAAATAATGCCATTACTTACAGAAAAAGAAGAAAGTTTACGTTTAGCTGACGCAGGGATTGAAGAACGAAAAATTTTTAATTCACTTGCAAAATTAAGAGATTATCCAAAAGTTAGAGCTATGTTTGTGGAATCAGCAAAACTTTTCCGAACAGGAAAACTCAAACGTATAAGAGACCTTACAAAACATCCTAAAATTAAAAAGATTGTAGCAACTTTTAATAATAAGGAAAAACGTGAGTATCAGAAACATTTAAAATCTATTGGATTTCCTTCATTAACTGATCTTGGAATTGTATTAAAGAAAACAAAAATAGCTGTAAAATTAGTTGGTAAAAAACAAGATGAGATTCGGGAAATATCAAAAAGATATGCTGATGAAATTCAAAATTTTATGCAAAGGGATAATCCTTTATTAAAAGTTTTAAATAAACATATAAAATTTTTAGGTAATGAATCTTTTTTTCAACAAGCACACAGGACAGCAAAAGCAAATCATATTATTGAAAGAAGTGAAAAATCAGTTGAGTTTTATCAAAATTATGCTTTAGATTATGGTAAACATTTTGATTTTAGAGATATGCTTCGTGAAGGTGGCATAAGACGAAGTGCATTTTTTATGGGTAGGATGTATTTTTATCGTTATATGCCAGAAACACCTGATGCAACATTTGATATGTTTCCATTAATATTTGTTTTGAGTAGAACTGATGAAACATTTGAAGGAATTAATTTTCATTTTATGAATCCAAAACAAAGAGGAATTTTAATGGAAAGGATGTTTGAATATTTAAATAAACAAGATTATACTAAAAATCAAAGGGTTTTATTTAATTCTTTTATTAAAGTGATAAAAAATAATAGAAAATTTAAATATGGGAAATTTGCTTATAGGCGATATAGTTTTGATTCTATTAGTTCAAAAATAATTGAAGTACATCCCTTAGATTGGGAAATTGCTATGAGTGTACCAACACATAGATTTTATTCTATTGATAAAAGACGATTACCAGATAAAGTTATCTGGAAACAGACTGATAAACGAGTTAAAAGGAACAAGTAATGAGTAAAAATAAAAAATTTGATACACTTATATATCCTAATGATCTGGGTACAGGTTTTACTCATCCAGATATGGTACGTTTTAGTATTTATCAAAGAAATGGAACAACATTAGATGAATTAACTAAAAATGTTGGCAGACAACTGAGAAATAATAATAATGTTGAAGCTCCACTTAATGCAACAACTTCTACTGCTAATGCACAAAATGGAACTAATACTAGAACTAATAGACCAGATGATCGTAGTATGTGGGAAAGGATGAGTAAAGGTTTAGAAAAAACAGGAACAGTAGAAGGTATGGCAGAGGAATCTGGTTTTGGACAAGTATTTACAAAGATGGATAAATTTCTTGATGGAATATTTCAAGAAAATCCAGCAACAGAAATAGGTTCTATTTATTTACCAATGCCAGACAATCTTCAATATAGTGATAATACTGAGTGGCAAGGTTCAGATTTGGGTGCAATAAGAGGAATGACATCAGGTAAATCTAATTCTAAAGAAGCACTTAAAGCTGCTGGTTTTGCTAACTTAGGTTCTATTATTTCTGGTGGTGCTGGTACATTAGTTTCTAGTTTAATGGGAACAGGTGCTTTGGGTGGTGCTTTTATTGGTTCACTTGCTGGTAGTGGATTGCAAGGAAGTCTTGAATTTGGTGCTAGAATGAAATCAAATCCATTCAAAGAACAAACTTTTCAAGGTGTTCCTTTTAGACCATTTGAATTTGCATGGACTTTTTCTCCTACTAGTTCTAAAGAAGTTCAAGTAATTGAAGAAATATTGAAAAATTTTAGAGCATTTTCAAGACCTTCTTATGGTGAGAATAAATTTTTTCTTGCATATCCACATGAATTTAAAATTGATTTTTTAACCTTACAGGGTGTAACAGAAAGATTAGTAGATAATAAGGGAAGGGTAACAAAAAGATTAGTAGATAATACTCATTTACCTAGACTTAAATATTGTATCTGTAAATCAATAAATACTAATTTTGCAACTGCTGGTTGGCACTCATTTAAGGGTGGAGCTCCAACTTCAATAACATTACAAATGCAATTTGAAGAAATAGATATTGTAACTCAAGATGATGTTTTAGGTGGAGTTGAAGAAGAAATGAAAACAGAAGATTTTAAGAGAAGTAAAGGGGGAGGTTTTTAATCATGGCATATTTTAAATATTTTCCAGATACACCTTATAATCTTTCAAATGAAAAAGATAATTCTAAATATCATGTAATTACTAATTTATTAGTAAGGTTTAGAAAAACATTAGGACTTACTAATGCTGCATTTTTTGAACAATATTTTATTCGTGATAGTGATAGGCCAGATACAGTATCTCATATGTTTTACGGTGATTCAGAATTACATTGGCTTGTTTTATATGCAAATTATATGAATAATCCTTATTATGATTGGCCTTTAGATTATATGGATTTACAAAAATATATTATAAAAAAATATGGTTCAAGTAATGTTAATGATATTCATCATTACGAAGATTCTGAAGGAAATTGGGTAGATCAATATCCTCAAGGTTTAGGTTCTACTGGTTATTATCAAGATCAATCTGGGCAGGGATATACACCTATAACTAATTTCTTATATGAAGAACAATTAAATGATAAAAAAAGACCAATAGATATTATTAGAAATGAATATGTACCTGATATTATTAGAGAATTTAAAAAATATGTTATAGAGTAAAAAATGAAAACACAACTTAACGTACAAGATGTAAGAATAAATGAATTATCTCTTAGTTCTGCTATTGCTAAGTTTGATATTACTCCATATTTAATAGAATTAAATATAGAAGAAAATATATTTAAGACTTCTATGACTGGCAGTATAGTTTTATCAGATTCTTATAATATTCCATCTAAATTTCCAATAGTAGGTGAAGAATATCTTAATATAGATATTTCTCTAAGTGGAGTAGAAGGGAGAATAGATGATACTTCACATACAGTCAGAACTCCAAATATGTATGTAAATTCGATCAATTCTCGCTATTTTTCAACTAAAGAACCAAAAGCTCAAATTTTTACATTAGAATTGGTATCAGATCATTATATAAGTAATATACATTCTAAAATATCTAAATCATATAATGATGTTACTATAAGTGAGATAATTCGGGATATTCATAATAATTGTTTATCAGACACTAAACCGATTTCTATTGAAGATACTGATAATACTGTATCTATTGTAATTCCAAATCTATCTCCTTTAGAAGCTATTAGATGGTTGACAAGACGTGCTATACAAAAAGATAATAGTGGTGTTAATTATGTATTTTTTGAAAATTTAGATGGGTGTAATTTTATAAGTTTAAATAAATTATCGGAAAAAGAGCCAATATTTACTTATAGATATATACCTAGAACACATGATTCTGCTGGTGTAGAAAATTTATCTAGTGGTGTTTATAGAATAAACAAACTACATTTTGTAAATAATTTTAATAAGACAGATAATACAGTTAAAGGTTTTTATTCATCTAAATTGATAACACATGATATTGTAAGAAAAAAAATTACACAATATGATTTTAATGGTTACGAAAATTTTATGTCATTAAATCATCTTGGAAGTTTTCCAACAATTTCATCATCTGATATGCAAGTTAAATCTGCGAATAAAGCTAGAGTATCTTTTGCACCACATGATGAAAGTAATAATTTTCCAATTACAACAGGAAAACAAATATCAGAAATGACAGATAGTAATATTTTATTTTATCCAAAACATGATAGAATGTATGCAAGAAATAGAACTGATATATATGATAATAAAGTTGAAGATTGGAAATTACAACGACTTTCACAAATACAAGGATATGATAATATCACTCTTATAATTGAAGCTGCTGGTAACTCTTTCTTACGAGTTGGACAAACAATTAATCTTGAAGTACCATCAAACGAATCAACTGATGCTGATGGAAGTAGTGATAAGTATTTAGATAAATTTCTTTCTGGTGTTTATATGATTACTGCAATTAAACATACTTTTAGTATGTTGACAGCAAAAGATGGAAAAATAGATTATAACATGAGAATTGAAGTAACCAAAGACGCTTTGGAAAGTATGATTGTTAATAGAACAAGAGAGGATTCTTAATTATGTATGGTAATTTTGTGTGGTGGCAGGGGGTAGTTGAAGATAGAATAGACCCATTAAAATTAGGTCGTTGTCGAGTTCGTATTCTTGGTTATCATACTGATAATAAAGTTGAAGGTGAAGGAATACCAACAGAACATTTACCATGGGCAACACCATCTCAACCAATTACATCTGCAGCTATGAATGGAATTGGTACGACACCATTAGGGCCAGTTGAAGGCACTTGGGTATTTGGTTTTTTTCGTGATGGTGAAGAAGCACAAGAACCAGTTATGATTGGTACATTTGGTGGAATACCAGAAGTTCCTTCTAATCCAGTAATAGGTTTTAATGATCCAGAAGGTGTATATCCATTATCAACACATCTTAATGAACAAGATACAAATAGATTAGCAAGGGGTGGTGGGGAAATTCCTGTACCATTAAGTTCAGATACAGGAAAAACATCTGAGGATTCTCCATCATTGTCCTATAAAAGAAAAACAAGAAATACTGATGTTCCAACAGCATTAGCTGGAGATATAACGACTACAATTCCTAATACTAATAATATAGCATTATATGAAGCTTCTTTGTGGAATGAACCAAATCCTAGATATGGTGGAACAGGCGATAGTCCGACACAATATTTACCATCTGTTGAATTGAGTTCAATGTACCCTTATAACCATGTTAGGATGAGTGAATCTGGTCATGTTGAAGAATGGGATGATACACCAACAGCTGAAAGATTACATAGGTTTCATAAATCTGGTACATTTGAAGAAATACAACCAGACGGTACTAAGATAACTAAAATTATTGGTAATGAGTATGAAATAACTTTAGGACATAAAGGAGTACTCATTCATGGTACTTGTAATGTTACTATTGCTGGTGATTGTCGTATGTTATATCAAGGAGATTTAGTCCAAGAGGTATATGGGGATTATCATTTAAACGTACACGGTGATACAAGAACAAAGATATTAGGTAATGAAGCAAAAGAAATACTTGCTGATCAAAAAGTTGTTGTTAATGGTACAAGTGATTTTAAAATTGGTGAAGATCAAATTGTAAATATTACTGGTGATAGTACAATTAATATTATTGGTGATGCAGCTGAAACAATATCTGGTGATCTTGCAGAAATAACTTTTGGTAGTATGACAAATCTAATTAATGGTAATACAATGATAATATCAACTGGAAATTTGGATTTGTCTGCTTTAGGTAATTTTGGTATATCAACTGCATTAAATTTAAATCATACTGTAACAGGTAATTCTCTTTGTACGGTTGGTGGTTTATATCAAATTGATGTAACAGGAGCTTATGCATTAAATATATTGTCTGGAATAGCAAATACAAATGCATTTGGGGGAATTTTTAATATTAACGCAGGAGTAATTAACCAGACAGCCGGAGTAATTAATTTGAATTAAGGGGAATATTATGCCAATTATTTTTACAGATGGATTAACACCAAATCTAACGGATGCTACTTTTGATACTGAAAAAGAACACGTTAAACAAATATTTACACTTCTTAATGGTGGAAATGCTTATGTTAATGTTCTTGAAACTCCATTAGCAAATTTAATTTCCAGAATTGATACTTTAACGACAGAACTTGAAACTGATGCAAATATTGCTAGTGCTGAATTAGGTTCTGCATCAACACCAGATACTTTATTATTTTATAGTGATGATGCAGCTAAT